ATACATAGCGAATTCTTTATACTCTTTTGATAGGAAGTTTGTAATTGAAGTTTCTTTTATCATAGACATATATATGAGAAAAGACAAACTTTGTTTTTATTCAACAATTACTAAGTTAATGTTGCCTTTAAAGTCTTCATATAGAAAAGAACAAGTTTCACAAAAGTCTCCAGTGTTGTAATAAGTAAATTTACCAATCTTTTCTATCGCCGGGGTGTGAATGTGTCCAATCATAATTGAATCACAATTCATTTCTTCTACTTTTTTAATTGATAAAATTTTAAAGTCATTTATAAATGAAATGGCATTTTTAACTTTTAATTTAAGGTATTGAGAAAGTGACCAGTATTCTAATCCAAAAAATCTTCTTAATTTATTATACCACTTATTTATTTTAAAACTCATTTCATATGCCCAATCACCTAAAACATATAAAAACGGATGTAATCTTATAAATCCATCAAACTGGTCACCATGACATATGTATATCTTCTCACCAGAAAGTGTAGTATAGAAGTGTTCGTCACAAATTAAGATATTTCCTAAGTTTATATTTTCTTCTTCAATCAACCCCCTTAAATAATAGTCGTGGTTACCTAAGATATAGACTACATCTACATTTTTCCTTGAAAACCTTAGAATCTTTTGTATTACTGTAGAATGGTCTGGTTTCCAATAAAACTTTTTCTTCAATGAAGTCAAATCAATGAAATCACCAACAATTACAAGTCTTTCGAATTCATATGATTTGAAAACGTTTAATAACTTGTCTGCTTGAGATTTACTAGTTCCTAAATGTATATCGGATATAAATAGTGTTCTAATCTTCATATCTTATTTATAAATTGTTGCTTAACATAACTATTGATTTTGAAATTTATTATAGGTTTTTTATAGTCACCTTTGTTAAGTTTATATTAAATATTTATAAATTAATATATAACAAGATGAAGAAGTTCTCAAAAGAGTATGATAAATATTATTAATAATAAGTATTTTATAAACAATTTTTTATATTACCACTTTTGTCAATAATCCAAAATTCAAAGTCTATTCCCATATCTATACAAGATTCTTTCTTTATTTTATTTTTTTCAAGCTCACTATCATAAGTGAATTGTGACTTTACTTCAATAATTTTATTTTCACTTTTTATATAAATATCCGGTATATAAATTTTTTGAGAATCATCTATAATATAATTTATTATTCCTATTTCGTTTCTTATCTCTTTATTTGAGATTAATAAGTCATCCTCATTATATTTTTTTAATAGTATATCTAGTGCAAAATTTTCATAACCTTGTATTCTAACTATCTTACCTGATGGTAGTTTATAATCTTTGTATTGTTTTTTAAACAAGTTTGATATATCATCATCAAACATAAAGTGTTCAGCTCCATATCTCTCCATACAAGTTTTTTTAAATTTATCCCTAAAATCTTGTGATTTTGTATACCAATCAACTCCCCAATTTAACATAAAGGATTCTCTTATCTTTAACTTGAATTCCTCTGTTTTTGTGTAGCTTGTGAATCCATATTTTTCTAAACAAGTTTTTATAGATTTCTGTCTAAAATCTTCTGATTGTTGATACCATTTAACACCATATTTTGAAATGTTTAAGTCATTCATTTTATCCTTAAAGACTTTAGTCTTTGAGAAGTTATCAACTCCATACTTTTTTAAAGAAGTTTCTTTATACCTCAACTGAGATTTTGAGTTTAATCTACCACATTTACTTGAACAATAGTCTAAATATCCCCATTTTTTATCTCTATTATTAAAATTAACCTTTTCAATACCACAATATTTACAAACAGGTATTTCTTTTATATCATTCAAAATATGATAACATCTTTGATTGAAACCAATTTCTTCTGGTAGAAAATCAGTATGTGTCTTTATATCTTCTTTTATTCCTTTAGAGTTATTAATTGCTATATGGAGTGATCTTTTCCCTTTATTTTCTATATAATCCGATATCCAACTCTTCAATTCTAATACATTATTAAACATTATTGAAAAAATTTATAATATATATTAAAAATCAAATCTCACCTATATACATTCTTGGTGTGATAAAAAAATTATTAATTAGATGTCAAATTTTGATGATAAATATAGAAAATTAGACGACATAGAACATTGTCTTGCTAGACCTGGTATGTATATTGGGTCTATTAAGCCACACAAGTCAGTTAAATGGTTATTAGATGGTGAAAAGATGTCTCAGTCTGAGATAACTTATAATCCAGGTTTTCTAAAAATATTCGATGAGATTGTTACAAACTCCGTAGACGAAAGTAAAAGAGAAGGTTCTAAGTTAAATACTATCAAAGTTAATGTAGATGTGTCAACTGGATATATTAACATCTGGGATAATGGTGGTATTCCTGTAGTAAAACACTCTGTACATAAAGAGTGGATTCCAGAAATGATATTTTCTAATTTGAAAGCAGGTTCTAATTTTGATGATACTGAATCAAGAAGCTGGGCAGGAACAAATGGAGTTGGTTCAACACTGACAAACATTTATTCTAAAGAATTTTCTATATCAACTTGTGATGGTAAAATGCAATTTAATCAGACTTTTTCAAACAATATGAGAAAGCGTTCAGTTGCTAAGACAAAAAAATCCACTAAAAATCACACAGAAATCAAATACTTAGTTGATTTTGATAAATTTGGAATGACAGGTATTGATAATGAACACTTTAGAATGATTGAAAAGAGAGTTTATGATATCGCCGCTTGTAATACTTCACTTAAAATTTACTTTAATGGAAAACTTATTAACTATAAGTCTTTTGAGGATTACATAAAATTCTATACTAAAGATTATTTCTATGAATCAAAAAAGGATAAAACCTGGTCAATAGGAGTTGCTCTTTCTGAAAACGGATTCCAACAAGTCAGTTTTGCTAATACCACAGACACATATGATGGTGGGACACACGTCGATTATGTTATGGGTCAAATCATTTCTTCTATGAGAGAGTTCTTTATGAAGAAACACAAAGTTGATGTGAAACCATCAGAGTTGAAGAATCACATGTTTTTATTTTTAGATGCAACGGTCATAAATCCTAGTTTCTCATCACAAACTAAAGAAAAACTGATAACAGAGATTAAAGATTTTGGTTCAACATTTGAGGTATCACAAAAACTTATTGGACAAATACTTAAGTCTGAGATTGTCAATTCAATTTTAGACTGGATCCAACAAAAGAAAACTGCTGAAGACTCTAAACTACAAAGAGAACTTAATAAAAAACTTGATAAGATTAAAGTTGAAAAGCTAATTGATGCTAAAGGAAAAGAGAGATGGAAATATTCGATTGGTCTTTTTGAGGGAGACTCTGCAATTTCAGCTTTTAGAAAATACAGAGATCCACAAACGATGGGTGCTTTCGCCTTAAAAGGTAAATTTGTAAATGTCTCTGAGATGACTAATCAAAAATTAGTTCAGAACACTGAGGTTGTAAATCTTATGGCTTCTATTGGTCTAAAACTTGGACAAAAAATAGATGTAAAAGATTTAAGATATGGTAGAATACTTTTCTATGTAGATGCTGACGTTGATGGAAATTCAATTGCTGGTCTTTTAATAAATTTCTTTTACAAATATTGGCCAGATATGTTTGATAGAAGAATGATATACAAAGTAGAGACACCAATTGTGGTTGCTATTCCTAGAACTAAAACAAAGAAGAAGGTACTTTTTTATTCACAAGAAGAATACAATCAATGGGAATCTAAGACAGACTTAAAGCAATGGGAGATTAAATATAAAAAGGGTTTAGCGGCTCTTGTTGATGATGAATATCAAGATATTATTAATAGTCCTAAACTTACTTTGATTACGAAAGATGATGTATCATCTAACTCCTTAGATATTTGGTTTGGAAAAAATTCAGATTTAAGAAAAACAGAACTATTGAAATAAAATTTCCTTAATTCTAAAATAGTTTTTATATTTGTTCTTATGGCAAGAAATCGTGCCTGGCGCAGACATATAAAAGAAATTCACACCATTCGTAGAATAAAACTCAGTATAAAAAGATATTACTGGGGATTCTATGATGCGAATGATAATAGAATAAGTAACCCTGATCTTAAAGATTTTATTAAGACTAGTACTGAGTTTAAAGCAAAGACTTTATCCACTACGAAATACGATACAAAGAATAAAGTTAAATATTCACCCAATAAGAGTAAAGAATATTATAGAATCGGAACTAAAAAAAGAACAAGAGAACATAGTAAGAAAACTTTTATAAAAATATTAAAAGAATATGATATTATCTGAGTTAATACCAAACAATTCTGATAATTGGATATTTGATGATAATTTTCTTTATTGGAAAAAGTATCAAAAAATACCGATTTGTTTTATTGATAATGATATTGTTTATGTATTCTTAGATAATAGATTACCAAAACCTGTCATTAAATTAGTAAGTTTTCTAATTAGTAAACAACTTAAATTCTATTTTACCATTCCTGAGTTATCGAATCCATCTGGTGTATTTGAAGATGACTATGAAGATTTAGTTATCTCACATTATTTGTTTTCATATGCCAATAAAGACTTCTTTTTCGGGTTTCAAAAAATAGAATTTGACTTAATCAAAAATATGACAGATTGGATTAGAGACAGAAATTGTTTTCATAAATTAAAACCTATCTTAGACAAACAAAAGAAAAGAGTTCTAAGAAAACATTGGGACTACTATTCAAAAAAAGATTACTACGATTATGATTCTATAATCAGAAATGAGTTCGAGACACTTTATCGTCAAATCAAATTGAATCAAATTATATAACAAACGGATTTAATATATACTCTGTATGAAATTACATAGATATAGAGTTTTTTTAGAAGAGGCTGAATTGAATCTTGCAGAACTATCTAAAGATAGAGCAGGCCAGAAAAGAGGTGATATTTTAGTCAATAAACTTAAATCAAAAAGTGAAATAACTCTCAACAATAATAAACCTGTCGTAGTTGATAAAATGAAGGACGAGACTGGTTGGTCTGAACCTGGGGAAGTTGTAGATAATCAAATAACAACTGATGGCAAGTATGACGTTGATAAAGCTAAAGATTATTTTACACAAGGCGCAAGATATAAAAACGTCTTCAAAGAAAAAGATGGAACCGAATTTAGACTAAATCAATTCAAAAAAACTACTGATTTTGGCTCTTCTGGTCCTGGTAGATTATTAAATGAGTTTGAAACACTTCAGTGTTTATTCTTAGCCATAAAACAATTAAATCCATCTGAAGCATTAAATATAGAAAACGTAAGAAGAAACTTTAAAAAATATTTAGATGATGCTAAGAATTTAATTTTTGTAAATAATAAGCAAGAAATAAATGAAGAGTTGTTTGACTTATTTGCTGATTCACCAGACTGGTTATCTACATTTTACAGAATACCTAATAGAATGTATTCTAGTCTTTATAATTATTTAGATAGAAGTAAACAATATAGAATTTACCACACATCATACAAGGAAACAGACTCACCTTTTGTTAGAATTAAAAACAAATATAAAGAGTTATCGAAGTCAGGTGGTTTTGGTGATATAGACTTTCATAAATTTCTACCATCTGATGCTTATTTAATATCAGTACAACATCAAAATATCATACTAAGTGAAATTGACAATTGTAAAACCATTGATGAATTGGTAAAATACTTAGATAGTGTATTTGATGATAAAAAATTAGTAAGTATTTCTCTTAAAAAAATTGGTTACAAAAAAGATTATAAAATAATCATTAACAAAGAAATTGATAAATCCTTACCAGACTTTTACTTAAAATACTTTGTGGTAGGTGAAGATATGAGAGGTATAGGATCTCAGATTTTTACCAGGTCATTCTGGAAACATCGAAAGAATAAGGATGTCGATGTTAAAGATAGAAAAATAACTATTGATTCATCTGATACCAGTAAAAGAAATAATATAGATGCTGAGGTCGAAGGTTCAAAATCAAGACATGGTAAAATTTCATTCACTTCCTTAAAGAGACTAATTAGTCAATATGAAGGATTAACAGAACTACAATCTTATAAAGAATTAGAATCATATGACTTAGAAGATTTAAGAAAAATGGTGAAATTACTTAAAGTAGAAATAATGCAACAATCAAGTGCTGCGATTAGAAGTGAGATGGCTGTTGTTGTACCATTTAATAGAGCAAAAGATATTAGTGATAGTAAAAACAAGTTGATATCAAGAATTCAATCGATGCAAGTTGTTTTAGCTCTTTTACAATTACACACGATTGATTCTGAAGAATGTGATAGATTAATTACTAAAATTATGAGGTTCGCACTTTCAATTGAAACCGATATGTTCTCAACTCCTAGATATTTTAGAGTTATTTAAACAAAACATTTAGACAAAATATAAGTGATATGAAATTACCTAACTATCACTCTAATTCTAGTCTAAACGTATCTTACAATTATCAGTATTCGCAGAAGTCAAAATATTTCGTATTAGGAGAATGGGTAGAGATAGAATCCAATCCAGATACAGAGCTAGCTATCACAATCTCAATCTTAAACGTATTAGGTAAGCCATTTTACGAACAACTTGTAAAACAGAATATTACGTTTCCTGTTGAAGTCGAAGAGGTAATAAAAAAAAATTTGTTAGCCATAGACAGGGAAAATAAGATTGATGAAATTATAAAATAAGACATTCACAAACTTAAGTTTTATTTTTTGATATAATAAAAAAATAAAAATTTAAAATGACATGTGATTTAATCATAGACGGAAATTATATTCTTAGTAGATTAGTTTTCACTCTACATAAGAATAACCTCCTGTTTGGTGCTTTACACAAATCATTGGAAAATACGGTCAATAATTATAGAAAATGGTATCCATTTGCTAACATTTATCTAGTTTCAGATTCAAAAGAAAAGTCCTGGAGAAAGAAACTTATTAAAGAATACAAAAGTCAAAGAAAAAAAGATTCAGACATCGATTGGGCATTTGTTTATTCAGCTTATGATGAATTTAAGAAGTCATTACCACAACCTATAAAAGTTTTAGAAGCACCTCACGTTGAAGGTGACGATTGGATTTCCTTTTTGTGTAGTAGGTCAAACTCAGAGGGTAGAAGCACAATTATTGTTTCAAATGACCATGATATAAAACAAATTGTTTCATATTCTATGGAACCTCTTTTCATAAATATCATGACTAATGAAATGTATAATAAAGAGAAACTATTTATGCCTAAAAATTATCAAATTTTCATTAGTAGAGTCAATGATTTACCAAATGATGATATTTTTAGTCTAAATGATAACTGTGAATTTATTCAACTTTTACAGAGATTTTTGACAAAATACGAAATTTTAGAGATAGACTCTATGGAATCTTTAGTGATAAAAATTATATCTGGTGACCAAAGTGATAACATCAGTTCTGTTTGGTCACAGAACAAAAATGGCAAGAAACGGGGAATAGGGGCTAAAGGTGCTAAAACTATATATGATGAGTATATTGTAGAATTTGGTGAGATAAATTTAGAAGATCCTGATCTTTATGAAAATATCGCTGATTTGATTTGTGAGAAAAAGAAATTAAGTAAGACACAGATTGAGAAAATTGTTGAAAACATTCAATCTAATGTTAAATTGATTGACTTAAGACTAAGTAACTTACCGAATCCGGTAGTCAATAAAATGTCAGAAGTTTTCGAAAAAAATGGTAAGTAATGGCGGAGTTGATAGATGTAGCTAACGCAATGTTCAAAAACAGAAATGATTGGAATAAGATAACTGATGAAGATAAAGAGAAGTTTTTCTTTATCTTCAATCGTTACTTTAGTAAAAAATATCACGAAAAATCACAACTTCTTAACCTAAAAACAATAAATAAATCTGTAGCCTTAGATATATGGTTTTACTTTATGAAAGATAAAGGATATCCTCAATGGTTTTGGTCTAAATCTCCTAAAAAAGAAACAGACCTACCTGAAAAAGAGTATAAACTTCTAATAGAAAAGTTAAAGTTGAAACCAGAAGACTTAGACTACCTAATCTCAAATTTTCCAGAGTTCATCAAAGAAGAACTCAAATACTACAAACAATTAGAAAAACAATAAAAATTAAATATGGAGCACACAGTTTTAGAATCAAATCAGACATCAACATCTAAATGGTATATTGTTAGAACACAAGCCAATCGTGAAAGAAGTGTATCTGAAAAAATTATCAAATCCGGAGAAAAAGGAGAACTACTTGGAAAAATTCAACAAGTTATAGTTCCGATGGAAAAGACTTTCTATATGAAAGCCGGTAAAAAAGTTAAAAGAGAAAAAGTTCTTTATCCTGGTTACATCTTCATTCAATCAAATGCAGTTGGAGAGTTGAAATATTTCTTAAAAGAGTGTAATGGGGCTACCGGATTTTTAACAAATAAATCAGGTGAAATTCAAGCACTTTCTCAAAATGAAGTAAATCGAATGATTGGTTATGTTGAAGAAGCCGAAAAAGAAATCGAAAATCCTTTCATTGCAGGAGAAGAAGTTAAAATCTTAGATGGACCTTTTCAATCAATGGTCGGTACTATAGAAAAAATTGAAGGGCAAAGAGTAAAAGTTGCAGTATCAATTTTTGGTAGAAAAACACCTATTGAATTAGATGTTCTGCAAATTGATAAAAAGTAATATGACTAAGCAAGAGAGATATGACAGAGCTTATCTGAACCTGGCCAAAGAATGGTCAAAGTTATCTCATTGTAATAGGAAACAAGTTGGTGCCTTAATCGTCAAAAATGGTATGATTATTTCTGATGGTTATAATGGAACACCAACTTCTTTTGACAATTGTTGTGAAAACTCAATCGGTGAAACTCATTGGTATGTAATTCACGGAGAAGCAAACGCTATCTTAAAATGTGCTAAACATGGTCACTCTTGTGAAGGAGCTACTCTTTATCAAACTCATTCACCTTGTAAAGATTGTTCTAAATTAATCTTACAATCTGGAATAAAAAAATTGGTTTATTTAGAAGATTATAAAGATACATCTGGATTAGACTTTCTCAAGGAAGCCGGTTTAGAAATAATTAAATATGATTGACTTTCTTAAAAATATTGAAAAATTTGAAAGTTTAAAAAGAGTTTATGAAAATAACCTTTTTACTGCAAAGTCAATAGCTTTAGAAATCGGACTATGGCATACTTTGTCAGAAGAAGATAAAGATAAATTAGAAAACAACACCCCACTAGAATCTTACTTAAACTCTGGAGTCGAAGTAGAAATTGACTTAGATGAACAATATACCAAACTTGGTTATGGTGAGATTACTCAAAGAGGAGTAGAGACACTTTATGAGTTTATAAAAGGTAAAATTGATAATGAAGAGTTAATAAACTTTTGTGATGTAGGGTCTGGAAATGGTAAAATTGTTTTACATATGGCTATCATAAGTAAGTTTAATAGTTTTATTGGATTAGAAATACAAAAGATTAGACATCTTTACTCTAATTGGATAAAAGAAAAAACACTACTCAATTTTAACAATGTCAATTTTTTTAATTTAGATGCCTTAGATTTTGACTTTTCAGATGTCAATTTTGTTTTTATGAATGATTTATTATTTGAAAACAAAGACATTGAAAACATATTAAATATACTTAAACCCGGAACACATTTAATTTCAATATCAGAAAATAGTCTTACACCTGATGATGTGATAAACATTGAAGTATCTTGGATGAAAGAAAAACTACCATTTAAATACTATAAAATAAAATAAAATAATATGGAATTAGTAACAACAAAAATTTGTATGGCTTTGGACTTGGGTGTTCATGGTAATTTGTTTGGAGGAAATATGATGTCTTTTTTAGATGAGGCAGCTGCCGCCTACGCATGTCAAATCTGTGACTCAGCTAAAATGGTCACAAAGAAAATTGAAGAAGTCGTTTTTGAAAATCCAGTAAAAGTTGGAAATCTTATAAAGATATATGCCTCAGTAGATAAGTTTGGTAAAACTTCTGTTACTATAAACCTTGAGGCTAGAAAACATAATGTTCATACTGGGAAACAAAGTTTGGTTTGTTCAACTAAGATGGTCTTCGTCAAATTAGATGAAGAAGGAGCACCTATTCCTATTTCGGATAGAGTTAAAACCAGATATGTTGAAAGATTTCAGAAATATGGAAGAGGTTTATTACACCCAGAGGAATTAGAAAACAATATATAACTAACTTATGTTTGGCTGTCCAGTGTGTAAAACAAAATTAGGTATGGATTTACAATTCATATTAAACCAACCGGAATCTATTTGTCCTGGTTGTGGTTTAATTTTTAATTTTAAAATGACAGATGATATGAAGAAAGAAACCTTAGAAACACTAAGGAAAATGGAAGAAATTAAGAAAAAAATGTCAAAAATTGCAAAATTTAGATAATTTTTCTTTAATATATAAAAATAAAAATATAAAATATGGCAGATATCGCACAACAGTTCGCTGGATTACCTATTGAAGATTTAATTGTTCAACCACTTGTTGGTATGGCAAAAGGTCAAGCACAATTGAATGATGTTACTTGGAAATATATCTCTCAAGTAGCCTTCACAACACCTAAAGGTGGTGATGAAAATTCACCTAAAGTAGCAAATAGTTTAGATGTAACTTTAAACAGATTTGTAATCAATCCTGAAACAGGAAAACAAGAACTACAAGAAATTAACTCTAAAGTTCCACTTTTACCATTGGTTCCACTACCAGCTCTTTCAATTACAAGTGCTGATATTGAGTTCTCTATGGAAGTTAAACAAACTGATATTTCTAAAGACTCAACAGATACATCTGCTGAAGCAAGTGCTGAAGTTTCTGGTGGTTTCTGGGGAATGAAGTACAAAGTTTCTATGAGTGGTAAAATCGCAACTCACAAAGAAAATACAAGAAGTACAGATAACTCAGCTAAATATAATGTAAAAGTACATGCTGAACAATTACCACCAACTGAAGGTATGTTAAAATTATCTGATATGTTACAAATGATGATGGAACCATCAGTTGTACCAGCTGGAGATAATAAAAACGAATAAACAAATTTAGTTTTTTTAATATAAAAAGGGACAATAAGTCCCTTTTTTTATGTCTAAACTAAACATTGATGATTTACTAAGTGCTTTGAATGAAGCAGCTCTTGTCGCCAGAAGAATTTCTGAGAGACAACATATTGATAATCTTAAAAATTACTTTAAAGCAGATGGTACACCTATCACTAAAACTTTCAAAGTCGGTGATAAGGATATAGTCATTCCTCTTTATGTTCTCGCTGATCATTCATCAGTTGGATTAGACGAACTTGAAGTTGATTTTGAAGCTAGATTGTTGCTAGACCACGAAGATAACGATTCAGAAGTTAAAAAGTCCCTGTTAGGAAAAGATAGATATCATAGTATAGGTTCAATTCATTTTGATTCTCAAAATAAAAAAGATTCAAATTTAGGAAACGCTAAAATAAAGGTAAAGTTTAAGAAAGATGAAAAACCTGAAGCAGTTTCTAGATTAGTAGATGATCTAATTCAAAAAATGGAAGATCCATCTGTTAATAAAAAATAAATAATTTTTGATTTTAACTTTTTAAAACCTTAAATTGTTCTCTATATCTAAAAACCGCTAAGTCTTTAGCTTTGGCCTCAATCTCTGTATCAAAGTCCAAACCATATGTTTTGATTTCTTCATAGATGTAGTCCGCATGTGCTGTTTGTTTTCCAGTAAAATCTTCTAAAGTTTTAGGTGAACTCATATGTGTTAGTGGTCTTACCCCTTTCCAGGTAGAATAAGCAAGTTTTAGAGCTTCTTCCATTGTCTGGTCTTGTG